GACCAGAGAACCTGATCTTGAAACCGTTAATCGCGCATTGGGCGAGACGGTGAGAAAATTGCAGCAAGACTTGGTTGATGCTGACAGAAGAATTCGGCGGCTTCGAGAGGAGTTGGCAGAGGCGCATAGAGCAGCGGCAATAGCCGCAGGGAGGGATTGGTGAGCAAGCCAATATGGATTCGACTTCGCAGCGTGCTTGACCGGGATGCCGATGCAACATCTGTCGAGTTGAGCCGTGAAAGCGCGGAGGAAATGCTGGACGAGATCAAGCGGCTCACCGCAGAGGTTGAATGGCACAAGAAGAACAGCGACAAGTGGCAGGACACGCAAGCCGCGCACTTGAGAGAAGTCGCCCGCCTCACCTCAGAAAACGAGAAGCTGGGCCGGGATTATCAATTTGCCCGTGACGCGCATGACAAGGTTTTAGCCGAGAACGAGAAGCTGCGGGCGGCGCTGGACGTCTTACAGGCCGCAATGACGGCAAAGAAGCCGATACCGCTGGCGCTCAAGAAAGCCATCATAGAAGCCCGCGCCGCACTCTCAGGAGACAAGCATGAGTGATGTTGTGGAGAGGCTGCAAGCGGCGAACGAGTGGATGAGAGCGCCGGATTGGAATGACGATCTTGATCTGGTCTCATGGCTCCATCGGCGGCCCGCTGGAGGGTTTCAAGGAGCAATAGACGAGATCACCCGCCTCACCGCAGAGGTGGAGAGGAGGGACGCGGCGCTGCGTGAGTGTGAGACGGAACTGAATGCCTACTACCGGATGGAATATCCGGGCGACCATCCATACAGCCAGAAGGAATTGGCTCAGGCAATGGCGTCCAACCCAGCCACCGTTGCACTGAAGGAGACAAGCAATGATTGACCCCAAGAAGCAGTACAGGACTAGGGATGGCCGCGAGGTTCGCATCTATGCGGTGGATGGGGGTGGGCATAAGCCCGTTCACGGCGCGATCCGTGAAGGTGATGAATGGATTGCGACCTCTTGGCTTCAGGGTGGCGTGGGTGCATTGCACATCAACAGCCTCATTGAAGTGAAGCCCCGCATCCATCGTGAGGTGTGGGTGAATGTGTATCCCAGTCAAGTCACTGACGTTATTCACCGCAACAAAGCCACCGCTGACGCTGTGGCACAACAAAACCGCATCGCCTGTGTGAAGTTGGTTATTGATTGTGAAGAGGGGGAAGGACTGTGATCAAGCCTGATCCAAAGGAACTGGCCGCAGACTACTTAAGGGCCGCTGAACAAGTTGGCGGGTGCATGGATGGCGGGTGCGTCATTCTTCAACCGACAGGTCAGCATACCAACGGCGGTTGTCGGTGTACGTTAAAGATGGACCCCATCCGGGAGCGCGGTGTTCGCAAACTTTTGATGATGGCGCAGCACTTGGCGAAAGAGGTGACGCATGATCCGTCCTGACCAGATACCGGATGAGGTGGTAGAAGCTTTGCGAGAAAACATCCTCCACGATTGCTCATTCAAGCACGCCATCGCCGCCGCTCTCAATGCGTGGCCGGGGGCGCATGAACGTACAGATGATTGGTGTACACCACCGGATCATAATCTCATCCTCCCCCTGACACAGGAGAACAACACATGACCACCACACCAGAGCAGATAGAGGCTGTCGCGCGGGCGATGAGTGACACCGAGTGGGGAGAAGGTTACTGGAATGAGCTGACGTCACCTGCGAGGCGAGAATATAAGCGGCAGGCTGCATCCGCCATTGACACCATGCGCCCGTTCATCCGTGCCGAGGCGCTGGAGGAAGCGGCGAAGAGAGTTGCAGAGCTACCCATGATAGTTGGGATACCGGGCCTTCCCTATGAACGACATAGGAACAGCTTTGAGTATGCAGCCGCCATCAGAGCGTTGAAGGAGAAGACATGAGGCGGTTTCGCCACATGCCCATCCCGCAGCACGCGCACCCGCTGGTGCGGCGGCTGTACGCGGAGATGAACAGCCAGCGGATCGGCGTTACTGACATGGCTGAGCGGACGGGCATCGCAAGAAACACGTTCAAGGGCTGGCGAACGCGGCACTGCCCCCGCGTTGCAGAACTGGAGGCATGCTATAACGTTCTGGGTATGAAACTGACGGTAAAGGTGGTGAAAGATGAGTGACATTCTAAACGAACGCGAGAAGACCCACGGCGATTATTATCAAGTGTCTGCAATGGCTCAGTCGTTAAAAGACGCTATGCGTCACGGAAAGAATTGGGAGGAACTTGATGATCCTCAACGCGAGTCGTTGGAGATGATCGCTAGCAAGATTGGGCGCATCCTGTCAGGCAACCCGCACGAGATTGATCACTGGCGTGACATCGCTGGTTATGCCACGCTAGGCGAGCGGTGGCTTATCTCTTACACCGCTTCCGATGATGATCCCACTCCCCACCACGGCGGATGCAATCCCGCCACTCCTGTTCCTTCTCAGGAGGCATTCGTTTCGCAAGAAAAGGCAATGCTGCCTTGAACATAACAACGCCAAGGCCTAACCAGAAAGATGGCCTTTGAGCAACGAGAAAGCCGCCAGCGCCAATGCCGATCAACAGCACGACGATGGCGGCAATCTCGATCCAGTTCACTTCTTGGCCCAGACAGACCAGCCAGCGGCGAAGATGACGCCAAGCGCGCCGATGATCTCGTTCATGGATGTAGCATCAATAGCCCCGGTGCCTACAACATAACCGCCACCAGCTGCGAGAACGGCGCGAACAACGCCCCAAACCATTTCTTTTGTCATCACTTGCTTCCTTTTGTTGTGCCGGGATATTGCTTCCACGGCAGTTGAAAATGTGGACCGTCCCTAAACGAAACCCAATCACCGCCCCACTCTAGCAGAACATTCTCAGCCTTTGCCGCCGCCTTTATTCGCTTAGCAAGACTATCGTATAAAGGCCAGTCCCAGCGCACCTGGCCCTTGATTGTGCAAGCCAGATCAACAGCATGGCCGGTAAGATGCCGAGAACGAAGCGTTTTTGATGCGCCCTTGGCCTTGAGAATCTTCTGCTCCTCCAACGTGCGCAATCCGCAGGTAACAATGAATCCCGTATCAGCATCCTTCCAATCGGCAGCGCATCGGTTAACCACACGCACCATATCAAGATGCACGCCCCACAATTTCGCAAGAGACGATGATGGCAGTTTCATTTGCGTAGTGCCTCCTCGATGCTGTCGAGCTTCGCCATGATCGCGCGGCTCGTCTCGCGGATCTCCTTGATCTCACGGTCGTGCGCTGTACGCGATGTTTCAGTCTGTGCTTGGAGAACCGCAATGGCCGTCTCATGCGCCTGTTGCTGGCGGTAGATAATCCAAACAAACGCGGCCACTGGCGCGATGATCCATTGCATGATGGCCCCGAGCACTTTGAAGGTTTGATCGTCAATCATAATCGCACCACTCATATCTTGACTGCGTATTGATTTAGCATGAAGTCAATTGCCAAGCCACTTTCTCCGAACAAAAGCATCTCTGTCGGAGGCAATGGTTGCCGCGCAATGCTGACCGTTCCGCTTCCAACGATAAGCGAAAGCGATTGCGTAGGTTGCTCTTGGTTCATGTCCAGACTGATGGTCTGAGCCGGATTGTTGACGATTAGCGAAACAGTCATGTCGTGATGTCCTCGCGCACATCGATCTTGAATGTTTCGGTGCTTTCAACGCCGCCACTTGTGAACTGAATATCGCAATACATGATGCTATCGTTGTCTTCGTCAGACACCGGCCACAATGCGGTATTCGCTGCCGTCTGCGAAAGCGTGAAGCTGCCAGTTGCTGGTGCGCTAATCGTAACCGTTAAGGATTGGGAAAAGCCGCCATTCCGCACCATTGCCGCAACCGTGTAACCAATAAGGCTAAACGATGCCGGAACTGCGGTGAGGCGTTGGCATGACAACGAAAGAGTATCGCCGCGCTTGAATGTGATCGTTTTGGTGATGGGCGTTGCCATTGCTTTATTCCTTTATGGCAGTGAAGCGTATTCGCGGCGGCGGAACATCCAGATTTTTCCGCCGATAATATTGCCAGCCGTAAATCTTACGCGGGCGCGCAACACTTTTTGCAATGTTGTATCGTAAGATGCGCCATCAATTCCAAGCCCCACATTGCTATCGGAATAGCCCTCTCCTTTTACCAAATGCGTTCTTGTGGCAATGCGCGGCATCAAAATTTCAACATCATATCCAAACTCGTTGCCTAAACTAGACTCATCAGCAGTATAAGCAAGCCTGCGATAGGCGGCGTCTGTTTCAAAGAATGCCTCAAGATTTAGTCGCACGGTTGCACCGGCATCGCTTTCCATCAAATGCGCAATGACGCGGTATTCGTAACCATCCACAAAGTCTGGCGTGACGAAGGAACTCACCGTACCCGTCACAGCGAAGTCATAAATAAGTCCCGTCTTGCCGTCGCCAATCGTCAACTTGTCATGCGGATGCCAACCAGAAACCATGACAGGCGCACCAGAAGATGCTTCTGCAATAGCCGAAGGATTGTCGCGCAATGCCGTCACGGTCGTGCTGGACGGGATGCCGCCGACGGCCACTGCTGCGTTTGAGATGCTCGTCCATGTTGTCATCAAAGCCACCTATACGGTTGAGGAGTCCCGCTTCCATCATTACCACTATCATTGAGCCAACGCCACGGCTGGGCAACGCCATTGCCGTCAAGCCCAGCATCCGTGAGCCAAGACCAAATCACGCCGCCCTTCTCGTTATCTTCCGCCGTGAAGCGATATGTCAGGCCGTTGCGGGCTACCTCTGCCGAGGTGATAAGCCATTCGCCATCACGTGGCGCACCTGTGAAATCGACATCCAGATAATGCCTTATCTGAACAACTGATCCGGTCCAGATGTTCGCTGCATCCTTGGCCGATAGGTCGAAGGTGATTTCCTTGCGAACATCGGAGAAGCGGTCAAGGTAGGTCTGGGCCAAGGAGTTGGCGATTGCCTGTGTGCTAATGAACCGGCAAAACAATTCCCTGATCTGCGGCTCACCGCCGTACTGTACTTGCTTCAGAACATCGA